AAGTATTTAATGTGTATGAGTATCTGTTTTCATCTATAAGTGAAGATGCAATCATGGTATCCACTATTAAACCATTGATTTTTATACCTAATTTTCGTAACCAACATACATCATACATAGCATTATGAAATATTTTTAATGATGGTGCATTACATATATCTTGCAACCATTCTAAAGTTTTCTTTTTGTCCATGTTAGGACCTTGTTCATGAGCTATCGGAAAATAACCTGACCATCCTTCTACAGCTATAGCTATACCAACTACATATCCATTACCAATTACAGATCCTGATCCACTAGATTTTAAATCTGGATCGTAAGTTTCTAAATCTATGGCAATCTCATCATAAGATCTTAGATCAGGATATTCCTCTGGCTGTAGCCATTCTGTATCAGGTACTATCATTTTTTTATATCTTTAAGTTTTTTTATTTCTAACTGACAATAATGTATTATTTTTTGCAGATCCTGTACACCACCTTTCTTCTGATAGCGACAAACGTACTTTATAACATTACCTTGAAAAAATGTGAGATCATTTTTAGAAATAAACTCGTATGGTTGAATATGAAACTTGGTGTAGTGATTCCCACCTATCTGAGTATTTTGTGGAAATGCTTCATCAAGTAAACCTTTGTATGTCATAGACTATACTCCTTTCTTTTTATTTTTGATTTTAATTTATATAAATTATTACGTGCTCTTGTAATTCCTACATACCAAACTCGATGCTCTTCATCTCTTTTGTCTGTGCTTCGTTTGATAGACTTTTGTATTTTGTCTCCTTGATGCAATGCTAAAATTACATTGTCCTCTTCACCACCTTTTATTGCGTGTATTGTAGATAAAAATATTCTAGCATCTTCATTTAAATTTTCTTGATTCTCCAACATATTTCTTATGTATGTTCTTTCTTTTTCTGGAGCTGCTGTAAATACGTCGTACCACTTTCTATCTTTGTTCCAAAACTTTGCATGTGGTATGTATTCTTTTATATATTTTACGTCCTGGTCATCTATGCTTTCGTCTTTACACCATTTAGTATATGCCAAAGCTGCTTTGTATATTCCTACTTTATAACTTTTTCCTTTGTTAGTTTGATAATATAGATTTCTTTTTCTAACTTCTTTCATAAGTTCTAATAATTGACTCTTGGTTCTTGATAATATTAACCACTTACCTTTATTTAAATCTACTTGACCCAGATTAGATATGTAAACTGATTTACCGTGATGGTCTCTTGCTAGATAAAATTTTTCTTTTCTGACTCCACGTATCTTACCTATTGGAAAACATGATTCTAATTGTACACACAAAGATACTCTTCTTGATTTTTCTAAGACTCTCTCTTTTGCAGGCTCTTCTACAAATCTTTTTACATCTGCTCCAGCCCATGCAAATATAGCCTGATCATCATCACCGGCTAAATAAATATCTTTACTTTTTTCTTTTAATTTATCGTACAGCTTCCACTGTAATGGTGATAGATCTTGTGCTTCGTCTACAAATACAACATCAAACTTTGGAACCTTTGGCAGAACTTTATTTATGATATCATTAAAATCATATAAACCTGCACTTTCTTTATATTTTAAAAGATTGTCGTGTATGTGTTTTAATGTATGCCATTGTATTTCTTTCCTATCATGTTCGTTTCTATCAAACTCTTCTCTGATAGACACATCTCTATTTATGGCACGTCCTATCATTTGAAAATATGGATCATTACAAGTTAAAAAGTGTGTTTCTTCTTCATTGTATTTATCTGTGTATTTAACTCTAATGCCTAATTTTTTTCCTAACTCCTCATAGTGATATGGCTGCATAATATTTTCTTCTTGTAAACCTAAAGTATTAAATGCAAAAGAATGTAGTGTCTGAAAATGCACTAACTTTTTATCCTCTATCGGCATTCTTTCTTTTGCTTCCTTTGCAGCTTTTCTTGTAAAGGCAAAATAACCTATCTTATGTAAAGGTGTTCCTATTCTAACATATGCTTTTGCTCTATTAATTAATTTATGAGTCTTGCCTGTTCCAGGTGGTCCATAATATTTATATATCATACTATGTCTTCTTCTCTTTCATATTCTAATATTTCTTCTGGTGGTTCATCATCTTCAAATTGTTTCATTTTAATTGACATACATCTTACTGGATTACCTTTACCTATTCTTTTCTGACCACTTTCTGCTTTGAATACATCTACAACCATAGTTCTGGTTTCATTTTCATCCATCTTCCATTCATTTCTTTTTAATTCTTCGTAAAATTTATGATATAAAAAGTATGCAGATTCTCCATCAACATACACTGATCCACTTTTGAATCCATTCAATGTTGTAGTTCTTACATCATTTAAATATTCTTTTATGTGTCTATATAAAATACCTGCTGGTTGTGATTCTGGATCTGGTGTTTCTACATTTAATTGTGACCAAAGACTAGCTATAATGTCTTGAAACTCTTTTGATTTTATTGTTGGTGGTACTATGTTTGTATGTTCTGCAATTAAAGCTCTAAGTTCTCTTTGTTCTATTATTTGTTTTACAGTCTTTGCATTTATATTTTTTATCTTACCACTAGGTTGTTTCACATATAGAAAAAATCTTGGATGTGGACGATAATCCATTTTTGTTACACTAATTATATCTGGCCAAGATGCGTTTAATTGTTTTCCTACACCAAACCTTCTACGTAAACATGTGCTCTTAATACATTTACTCTGTATTGGATCTTCATTACATGTATAACCTGCAGTGTCACCCTTCCATAATTTTATTTTTTCTTTTACTTTATCATCACCCCAAACATTATCATATTTAATATAGTCTCTTGCTTTCTGTAATACTCTATCTTCCCATTCATCTGGATATTTTCTTTTAGCAAAGACCATATAGTTGTATAAGAATCTATCTCTTGCATCTGGTAATTTTTGTTTAGTTCTATCTATGTCTCCACATATTAGACCTAAACATGGTGGCCCATCCTCAAACTCTAGTGATTGATTCTTTAGCTCCCGGTTTATTAGATCTGCTCCTAAAGTTTTTAAATTTTCTGATGACTGTGCATTTAAGTTTATGACTTTAATAAATGTATCAAAGTCTATTTCTTCTCCGTCTGGTTTTACAGCCACTCTATCTTTCTTATTGTAATATGGTAAATTTATAAAATTACCTGATGGTCTTTTACCATCACTAGAATCTAGTGAAGTTTGTTTTGGATATATTTCTGTGTTGGATGGTAAACCAAATATAAATAATAATTTTTCTAAAAATTCTCTAATCTCAGATGCTTTTATTTTTTCTTTTGTAAATACATATAAATGTAGTCCACCACTTTTTGATTTGACTGGAATCACTGGTAGATTTTTTTCTGTAATTATTTCTAAATATTTTTTTAAATTAAAATTAGTGTAGCTTTTTGGATCTATATCTATCGCACCAAATATAGATGTGCCTTCATCATCGCAAGGATTTATACCTATTGATTTCTTTCCTGTTAAATGGTCTTCGTAATCTTGATCTGTAATTTCTTTTTTAGCCCAACCATAATCTTTTGGGTCAAATTTAATTTTACCTGATTCGTCTTTATATCCTCTTTCAATATTACAAAATCCGTAATTACGTTTTAAACCTGTAAAATATTTTATAAAATCTTTCATAGTGTAGTGGGCGACTCCACTCTCGCTTTGCCGCCCATCGTTGCAACTGTTCCCATAGGGAATTAGACAATGTTCTCCGTAGAACCATTGCTTTCATACTTTGGTTTAGCAGAACCTTTTGCTACAGTCTTCTGTAACTCTTGAGCTGCTACGTATAAAGCAGAGTCTTCTTTGTTAGATACATCTAACATTCTGACTTTTGATGGCTTGTATACATGCCAACTTTTGCTGCCTGCAGTTTTGCCAACTGTTTTTAAGTTGAACATTGCTGAGAAAGCTGCCGGTTGAAATGTACCTTTTGCATCTGTCATCCTTAAATTGGTGATCAGATTATTTAGTTCCCTCGCCGGTGAAAGATTAGACGATCTCATTGGAATGACAGCCGGTCTAGATTCATTTCCCATAACTACCATCACATAGAAGTATGCAGTTTTCTCTACATAATTTCCATTTGGTAATCTGTATCTACCGTTTCTTTCTTCTACTGCATCTGCCGGAATCTGCATGTGAGTTCCAACTGGAGCAGAAGCACTATCACCTCTCTCTTGCCATTCAGGATATCTAGTTTGAGCATGAGCAACGATTATATCGATACCTTTACCCTCACCATCTATCAACTGACCAAGTGATGAAGCATAGATCATTCCTGGTTTAGATCCTTCTACATATTTAGGATCTCTTTGATTACACTCTGGAGAAAGTTGATGCAGAATTTTCAAGATAGGTGTGGACACATCTTCTTGTTTTATTTCTTCCGCTCCTTTTCTAGAGTCTTCTCTCATGTTTACTACAGCTAGAGATCCGCTGTTTTGTTTGACTAGTTCAGTCATTTTTCCTCCTATTGAGTTATTAGTTTATTGTTTTACTTTTTACCTTTTATTTTTGTTTGATTTCCATCAAACGTCCAAAAAAGATCTTCTGGAACTTCGTTTCCTTTGTTCTTCCAATCTTCCATGGTTACTTTTAGGGTCATGGCATGAACCGCCTCTTTTTGAGCCGGCTCAAAGCCTTGACCTTTTGCAAGGGTGGCATAAGCCAGTGCCTTGTTTTCTTCGCCCTGGCCAAAGGTAACAGTGATATCATTTTTAATAATATCACCGAGGCCATTGTTTCGAAGCCATTGATATGCCTCAGCTTTTTTATCAGCTTTTATTGTGGCACTATAAATTTTTTTAATAGAAACTTCTGATCCATCTTTTAATGTAAGTGAACTTAAGTTCATGTCTTCCATTAACTTAGGTATAACAACACCAGACTGAACTTTCTCATCTGATTTTAAATCTTTTAGTTTTTTTTCTGCTTCTTGAATTTGAGCTTGTATAGATTTTAATTTTTCTAGCTCTTCTGATAGTTTTTCTGGATCAATAACATCGCTCTGATCCGGCGCATCTTGTCTTAAATCAATCATGTACTTTCCTTTATATGTTTATTAGTTTAAATTTTTAATATCACTTCTTTATATAAAGATGTAATTATTAATGTCAACTAATATTTTGAAAGTCCATCTCAATTGGATAGTATGACATTTGCCTTCTATCCCATTTTAATGTTTTGTACTTTCTAAATTTTATAGCTAATATACTGCCAACAGTTTGTATTAAATTAGGATCACCATAATTTAAAATATAATCTTCTTCTGGATTAAAATTTTTTAGTTGTTGATTTATTTCAATAATTAAAGGCCCTGGTGATAATTGCATTTGTGCTAATCTTTTATTCATGACCACAATCTCGCCATATTTTAAAGCAGGCGTAATATCAAACTTAGGCTTGTTAATCTTAGCGGGATCATCGCTATATTTAATTAATGGTATTTCTTGAACTAAATAAACTTTTGACATTGACTTTCTTTTTCTATCCTATATATAGGATATTAGAAAGAAAAGTAAAGATGTTTTATAAATTTAAAACCAAACCGTATCAGCATCAGCTAGATACATTAAAAGAATCTTGGGATAAGGAAAACTATGCCTATTTTATGGAAATGGGTACAGGTAAATCTAAGGTTCTTTTAGATAATGCTGCTATGTTATATGACAAAGGCAAGATAAATGCTTTGTTAATTATAGCACCAAAAGGTGTATACAAAAATTGGTATGACTCAGAAATACCAACACATTTACCAGATCACATATTTAAAAAAATGGTGCTTTGGAAAACGTCTGATAAATCTGCAAAACAAAAAAAGAATTTAAATACTTTATTTGAAACAGGAACAGAGTTTCACATATTAATAATGAACGTAGAAGCTTTTTCGTCCGGGGATGGACCTGCGTTTGCATATAAATTTTTATCTGCACACAATGCGATGATAGCTATAGATGAATCTACAACTATAAAAACACCTACAACTAAAAGAACAAAGGCAATATTGGCTCTTAGAAAAGACGCTAAATACAGAAGAATATTAACAGGATCTCCTGTAACTAAATCACCTTTAGATCTATTTAGCCAATGCCAGTTTCTTGATCCCTGGCTCCTAAACCATCAATCTTACTATACATTCAAAGCTAGATATGCTGTTACTAGAAAGATAGAAGTTCATGGTAGAAGCGTTGAGATAGTTGTTGGCTATAGAAATCTATCAGAGCTTACAGATATAATAAAACCTTTTTCAAAAAGAATATTAAAAGAAGATTGTTTAGATCTTCCTAAAAAGACTTGGATGAAACACACAGTAGAATTAACTAGAGAGCAAAAGAAAGTCTACGCACAAATGAAGCAAGAAGCTATCGCATTCTTAGATGGCAAGATGCAGTCTTCTGCAACAGTTATGACTCAACTAATGCGTCTACATCAAATAACTTGTGGTCACTTTACAGCTGACGATGGCACTATAAAAGATTTGCCATGTAGTAGATTAAATGAGTTGCTTGAGATATTAGAAAAGGTAGAAGGCAAAGCAATTATATGGTCACATTATACTCACGATGTAAAAAGAATTATAAAAAGTATTAAATATATTTATGGTGATGATTCTGTTGTGGATTATTTTGGTGAAACAGATCAAGAAAAAAGATCAACTAATATAAAGAAATTTCAAAACGATGACAAGTGTAGATTTTTTGTAGGAACCACACATACGGGCGGGTATGGTATCACACTTACTGCAGGTAGTACAATGATTTATTTTTCTAATGGTTATGATTTAGAGAAGAGACAACAATCAGAAGCTAGAATAGATCGTATTGGCCAAACAAAACCAATGACATACATTGATATAATAGCTGAAGATACAATAGATGATAGAATAGTAAAAGCTTTACGTAACAAAGTTAACATCGCTAATACTATTATGGGAGAGAATATCAAAGAATGGATATAAATCTCTCCAAGAAAACTAGTGCTACAGCCCCCACCGTAGCTAATAATACCCAATAGATCTTGTCTATCTTACCGCCCAAATCGTGAATACCATTGTGCATATGTTGCACATCTTTTTTTAATCCAGTTATATATCCATACAAAGATATAATATGTTCTCTAGTATTTTTAGGTTTTAATTTGTCGCCGTTGGGCATTATGCAATTCCTCTGTTTCTTAAACGTATTTGTTTCTCTTCATCTGATAGTAGAGCATTTTCTATTGGGGTCAATCCCTGATTCATGTTGCCCATTGCCTGCAGCTGTGCAGTTTGTATGACCTGATTACTAGGCATTGGTGTCTGTGGTAATGGAACTTGTGCTAGTGGTTCATCATCTATTAGATAGTCTTGCACATTTATTTCTTCATCAAAATCATCTTCAAAAGATAGATTTCTTAAATCTTGCACTATATCATTTATATCTAATAAAGCTTCTTCATACGGGTTTTCTATACCTATTCTTTCTGATAATTGTCTAAACTCTCTTCTTATATTTTTTGATGGAACGTAAGGATCAAATATATCATTGTTTAATCTGTTAAAATCTTTTAACAGTTGTCTTTCTTTAAATTCATTTCTTAAATCAAAGTCATCAGATCCTAAAATTTCTGCTGCCTCTATATCTTTTTTTAATTCTTTTTGAACTAAAAATTTAGCTTTGTTTGCTGCTACAAATCTTGAAATAACATCATTAACAGTTTTAGGTCCACCTTTTAAAACAGACTCTTCACCGCCTGTAAATAAAGATCTAGCCTCTCTAATTCCTTTTTGATATCCAGCTAATTTAAATCCCATGGATTTAACAGGATCAACTTTAACTTGTCTGTATCCAATAAAACCTGTTAGCTCATCAGGTAATTCAAAAAACTCTCCTCTTTCTGATGGTTTATCTGTAGCTGCTTGATACAATCTTGTTAGTGTTGGATATGAAAAAGGTATTAAAGATTCTGCAACATGGTCAATACTATTTTTTATTGCAGTGCCTGGTTCTGTTCTTAATTGTGTATCTGTAAATATTTGTCTTCCATCTCTAGTTCTACCCTTTCTTACGAATATATCTGCTACAGCTTGTGAGTATATTGCTTCAGATATAAATGGTGATGCAAGTTCACCAGCACCTTCACCCATACCTTGTAGAACACCTTTCATTAAAACTTCTTCGTCCGTAATACCTTGTTGAATATTATTTAATAA